GTCTTCAGTGTTTCATTATATTTTGTTTTATACCATTCCTTGTATTCTGCAATCACTTCATCTAGCGTGACTTCGTATTTCATGTCCATCATATTTGCGTCTTCATAATAAGTGCAAACATCGCTTTCGGTTACGCCTTCCCGTAATTTGCCCACAGAAAATCCATAAATTTCCACCACTTTCGAGCTGACAAATTGCAAAACTTTGTCTTGCCTCTTTTTGTATTCTTTTGTTTCCAAATCAATTTGTGGTTTAGGGACTGTATCCAAATGATTGTCATATTCATTATAAAGTTTCAATCGGAAGTAAACCAAAATGCAAAACAATGCCTCTGCGAACTTCTCATCATACGCCGCAATATTCTCATAATTTCTGTTGATTTTATATTCATTCTTCTCGCGTGGATTGGCACAATAACGATTCTTAAAATTGTAGGCAAGAATTCTACGCCAGGTACCAACATCCGTTTCGTTGATGGAAAGATAGAAATTACTGAACAAAGAAATGGTAATGTGCGCAGTGAAATCCACTTCTCCTTTGTAAAGATCTCTTCCTGTTTTGTGGATTTCGCTTAATGATTTCAATCGCGATGAATCCAAAATATCATGTGAGCGAAATTCCGTGCCAACTCCACCTCTTCTGCCAACGATTTTCATGAATTCAGTATCAGCCGATCCGGGCTTATTGGAGCTGATAAACAAATTAGTATTTAATCGGGTTGCGTATTTCATTCCCAGGACAGTCAAAATGTTATCAATCCAAACAGATTTGCCATTGGCGCCACAACCACATCTTTGCAAAATAAATGGCGATTTAGGATTGCCATCGAGCATAGTGGAATCGTACATCATCATGAATTCCATGTCTTGTTTTTCCGGAACGATTTCCGAATAAAGATTCCAAACGCGCCTAATGTCTGGATTGTTTGATTTCTCCGGGCCATTGCTTAAACTGTCAAACATTTCTTGATTGAAAGCACATGAAGTGGATTTGGTCACAAAATATTTGCAGAATCCAGTATGCAAAATGGGCTTGGCTTGATAGTTTTTCGGCTTCGGGATTACAATTTGCAAATCCAAGATACCATTGTGCATTCCCAAAACAGAATTGTTCGCATCCAGAATGTTAAGCAGTTTTTTGGAGAACAAAGATTTGGTCAGCATTTTTGTGGCGGAATTCAACACCACATTGCTTCCCATATTGAATCGCAATCGGCTCAATTGATTTTTGAATTTTAGGTTTTCCTTTGTGTCTTCCTCGTCGAGCTCTTCCGCGATTTCCTCGATGTAGTTCGCAATGAATTTCTGCGCATAAACAGTGGCGATTGAATCGGGTGAATGTTCAATCACTTCCCATTTGTAGAGCTGATCTTTGTCATTGTTTGTTTTGCTTTCCATATATTCGATCCATCTTCTGTATTTGCCTTCCTGTGAAGTATAGTATTTTCCTATCACAAGAAACTTGAAAGTCTGCGCCAATTCCGAATCATTCATCTTCCCGTCGTTTTGATTCAATCTGCATTTCAGGTAGTTCTTGATGCACTCGGAATATTCCTTGTAGAATTCGGTTGTTTTGTCTTTCTCGAAATTATAATCCCGAAGAGTTTTTTGGTAATAATATTCTTTCGTGATTATGGAATATTTCTTGTTGAACCAAAGTTTATTGAATTCATCTATGTCAAAATTGGGTCTCCTTTTTTGCGACCAATAAGCAAAAACTTGATAGTGTTCCGTTTCAGGAAAAGCATTCAACATCTCCTCCCATTGTCCCTCAAAGTATTCCTGATCGATGTATTTCAAAATGATACCCAGTTGCGCCGATTCGATGTTCTTTAAGCATTTCAAGTAGCTGAAGTCATCTACTGGATTTTCCAATTTCAAATCGGAGAATCCCAATTGCAGTTTGTTGCTTTTAAAGTTGGCCGCAAAATAGGCAACCGGATTATCTATTTCCGCCAAATCCATTTTATCCAACTCATTCAATTCCAAATCATAACTGTAGGTTTCCATCAATGTCCATGGCTCTTCTTTATCAAAACATGCTGTGTTGTAGAAATGGTTATAAACAGGCAAATACGCTTTGAAAATGTATTTGGTTGTGATTCTCGAATACTCCTCAATGAACTTTGTCTTGATTTCGTTGTCCACCAATGTATCCGCAAAATGAATTTTTAATTGCATGTTTTGTTTGAATGGTCTTTTGAATATTCCCACAGAAATGGGCTCCGAAGTAATATTTTTTATGAGTCTGCGGAAAATCTTACAGGCAGATTTGACAAATAACTTCTTGATTGCTTTGTCTGGAATATCATACGTTATCAACTTCGGTGTGTCTTTGCAGGCATTTTTGATTTCAATTTCCACAACAAGCGAGGAGATATCGTTTATCTTTTCAATTATTGGGCAGTAAGTGTTTCTGTGATAGCCGGGAAAACAATTCTCCGGAATGATTTTGTAGATTGAATTATATGTTTCCATTTCATTTAATCTGATCTCCCCAAAATTGAGGGCATCGAAGAAATTCCCTGTTTCCCCTTCATTTGTCGATCGAACCAATCTACATAATGCCGAATAACCGGGATTATTGCGTGATTTTGCTGCAAAAAACGTCCTAGTGGTAGAAATACTTCTATCCAAATCATCGATATAGTTGATATTATCTACCTGCATTTTATAAACATGAAAAAAATAATTACCAATCTAATTTATTTAATTGTCTTCAATTTGCTGTGACTCGTTTTTAGCAATGATTTCTTCTAACTCTTTTGTTGTAGAACCCCATCCTGTGTGCTCGAAAGCACCTGTTATGGCTACAGTTGCATTGTCGAAATGTTCGTATTTTTGTAGTATAGCTTGTGCAATTGGTTGGCCCTTTTTTATTGCGACCATTTTGTTGCCATTATTGCACAAACCAACGCGAATATAATCTTTGAAATCGGCATCAATTACCCCGGCCATTATATCCAATCCCTGTTTTGAGAGTCCTGATTTAGCCCTAAGTTGCAAATAATAACCTTTCTTCATTTTAGCGATTCTGTGGTTGGTTTTGATGAACTTTCTGTCGCCTTCATACAATTTAACATCTTCTGCGGAAATCATTTCATGTCCTGCCGAATGACTTGTAGCAACAATCAAGGGCTCTACAGTTTCATTGGTTGTAGGCTCTTCAATTTTGGTTTCTTCGAGAATTCTCTTGATGTCTTCCATTTTAGTATTAATCTTATATTTAACATTCCTAAATCAAAAAAATAAAATCTATTTTGTTTTTTTAAAAATAAAAGCAGTTTTGTTTTTAAAAAAAAATAAAGTCATCCTAATGGTAATTCAGGATTGGATAATTTTTAAAGTGGGTGCGACCATTTGCATCTACAATAGATTCCCAATTTGCATTAGAATCGATCTCAACACGAACTCTGGAATTGTCGGTGATGTCAAGTAATTTCAAACTACAATCCACAAGAATGCTTTCCAAATTGTTGCTTTGCGCGATAAGTTGATAAACATTATTGTTGGTGTGAATCCTCTCCAATTGATTGTGCGAAACATCTACTGTCCGGATCTTGCAATTGCAATGCAGTTCAATAAGATTTACTGTTTTAACAACTAATCTGCCAAGGCTTCCATTGATGATTTGCAAACAACACGGCTTCGAGAAAATTTCACTATTAACAACGAGATCCCCATCAACAATTAGCATTTTGTTGCCTTTGTACCCGCACAAATCGATAGTGATTCTGTCAAACAAATTGGTTGGAATCAAAACGATTTCCTCTTCTTTCTCAACGTGAATGGTAGTCATGGTCTGTTGAAAAAAAGAAATTCAATTTTTTAAATTATAAATCTGTAAATGTCTTGGATTTCATAGGGATACCTATAATCGTCCTGGAACCTCGAAATGAATGCTCTCTGTGAAGGCGAGATCTCTTCTTGATAAGGGACAAATTCGTTGACAAGCATTTTTTACAAAGATAAATTTCAAATTTAAGGGCGAAGAATAGAAAGCATTCTTTGTTCCAATTCGTTTCCTTGTTTGTGGACGCTGTTTGGTTCCCTGCTTCGTTCTCTTTGATATCTTGCATATCCTTGTTTTTGATATTCCTTGGATGTTGTGGAATAGTTCTTTAAGCTGGCATAGTCCCGCGCAATCTCTGCAAGATTCTTTGGATCGAAATTGAAGTAGGCTCCTTTCTCCCCATCGCGGCAACTCGATCGACCCAATCCATTAATGTCATTGAGCTCGTTGAAATTGTGTTTTGCTTTTAATCGATTTTGCTCGCGGAAATAATCATCACTAATCTGCCCAGTAATGTTCTTCTTGTAAACTTTGTGTTCATCGGTATCGCGAGTGAAAGTGACTGGATTTAATAGAAATTGTGTTCGATGCGGAACGGTGGTGAGGAAATCCGTTAAGTCTGCCTGGCAAGCTTTGCAATGCATCTTTGCATTTGGACTACGGAGATCGCAACAAGTATGCATCAGCTCATCGTTTGCGCTGATTGTATCGTGAATTGCGGATGGTTTGTTATAAACCCTTCTCGTTTTGCCATATTTGTTGCGAGTGAAATCACCATGAAGGGAATTGTATTCGCGATTAGTGAGATGATCCGTGACTTTCAGATTACCCAATTTCAATTTATCCAATTCGGCTGGAGTAGAGCGAATCTGATGATTCAACATTTTCCCCATTCGAGCTATTAAATCTTGATCTTTTGGTGTATCCGGCAATTCTACATATCTGACTTTACCTTCCCTTCTTTGCTCTGGATCGAATTCTTCCTTTTGCCTTTTTAATTTGGATTGCAATTTCCACATAATGAAGGCTTCGTTTAGATCTGTTTCATCTTCTTGCAAGGCGATATCCTTAAACCAATAAAACATGTCCTTTTTTACCGCATCCCTAATATTGTAAACCAAAGGGTATAATTCACCAATAGCTTCCGCCATCTGGTTTATGTTTTTGACCGATAAGAATTTAGACATTTTTTTATAAGATTACAATTTTATAATTTTATATTTTCAACATCATCGAGCGAAATCGAATTGGCCCTCTTCAATGTTCCGCCAATGCTTTCTGATCGGAAAATGGTGTCTTCATCTATAGCGCCCAATTTTCTGTCTTTCACGTTTATGCAAACTGTGTGG